TGATTAGTCCTGTAATCATTCTTATATATTACTTTCTTAATCCCAGATTGATAGATCAACTTGGCGCATTCTATACAAGGAGAATGAGTGATGAATATATCAGCACCCTCTCCGCTTTCTGACGACTTAGCAAGTTTTGTTATTGCGTTTGCTTCTGCGTGTAACACTTCTGGTTTTGTTTGTAAAAACTGAATGTCGCCATTTGGCCATTTAATTTCTTCTTCACAGGTATTATCCCAACCAGATGGCATACCATTATAGCCAATGGAGATGATGCGATCATCTTTTACGACAATCGCACCAACTTGTAGCTTTTTAGCTGTACTGAGTTTTGAGAACCTTTCGGCTACGTCAATATATGCGGATACGAACTTATCCTTCATCCAATAATTGCCCGAGCGTGGAAGGTCCAGCTATACCGTCAGCATCTAATCCATTTTTGTCTTGCCATTCCTTGAGTACAATCTCAGTACCAGCACCGAAGATACCATCAGCGCCAATACCTAATGCTTCTTGCATTAGCTTAACACCATCGCCACGTGATCCTTTACGCAATACACCGATATCTTCTAGGTCGATATCACCTTCATCTTCTTCGTGATCTTGAGAGTCGCAAGACTCTACACCCAAAGCATGAAGTGCTTCTTCCCAGTGATGTATTCTATCTTCAAGACCGATATAACCGCCATTGATTCGACGAGTTAGTTTCTTCATGTCTTGAGTGTCAGAATACTTATTAAGATTATTTTCATTCCAAAACCAAATTGCAGCTAGGATACCATAATTTGGATCTTCACTTAGTAGGTCTGGATTGTCAATAACTTCAGGGCAATCCATATCTTCTGCAAACGCAAGGTAGTTGTTTTTACCAGTTAGCTGAATTGGTCCACGACCACGATAGTTCCATCCATCACCCGACTCAGTCGGTCCATTACCCATACGGTTTGCATAAACTACATTAGCAATCGCTTCAGGGTTTCTAGCATACTCTTCAGCATCATGATCGCCACGTGCGAAGTATTTACCAAAAACAGCATCTAATGCCTTTGCCGAATAGTTTAAGTTTTCGCTGAATACTCGCCAGCCACCAGACTCATGCCCACATTGTGCTAGGAATGCCGCAATACGATATGGTGTATTAATCTCGTATTTCGGAAACAACTCACGCATGGCATCACACCATGCGGAAGCATCACTACACCTTGGGAATAACTCTTTAAATTGAGAATCGCTTATCATTTATTACTCCTTGATGATATTAGCAATATGAGTTTCAAATTGCTCGACCTTATCAACACGGTTCGGCCAATAAATGTAATCCTTTTCTGGATTCATTTTTAGGTTAGTTAAAAGTGGTAGAACAGCATTGTATAGTCTATTCAACCTGTCCTCTAATCCTGACGCAGTATCTGTAGTAGCACTGATAACTGACTGTGCTTCACGGACTGCGTCTAATTCACTCTCATCTACAGCCGTGAAGCCAAAATCGAAAATATCACTCATTTTACAATTTCCTCGTATAAAGTTTCAAAGTCCTCCGATTCGGATTGGACTTCAGTAAAGTTTTGCTTATGATATACTTTAGCAAGACGCTTTAAGTATTTAGGGTTTAAGCCAACTTCATCTTTGATTTTCACACAAATATCACGCTGTAATTCACGTTCAGAGTCTTGTCTAACCATAGAATTAGACATTTCTACGACCGCATCCTTAACAGTTTTCTTATCATTCGGGGAAGAGGGAATTATTACACTTGTCATTATATAGTCTCCGTAGAAGCAGCAGATTACTCTGCTGCAGGTTCTTCAGTTGGTTCTTCTGGGGGTGTTCTACCTTCAGGATCAGGGTCAACATCTGCATCAGCAGGTTCTTGCTGAGGGATATTAGCGTCAAGGAATGCAGCAACTTTATTCCGCAAAGCACCTACAGTTTCCAGTTCCTGAGGCTTAAACGCACCTCTAGTGGCACACGCATCAATTACAGATAACATATTACGGATATCATTCAGATTGATATCGGGAGTTTGTGCTTCATCAGCAACAGTATTTTCTTCGCTCATTTTATTTTCCTTATGCATTAAACTTTGAATTTTTCTCAAGGGCAACCCAGTATGTTACTTCACCAGTCGCAAATTGAGAGATTAATTTAGACGAGATAGACACTTTCATATCACCACCAACAAACTTAAAGTTAGAGATATTGAAGATCATCTCGAATGAAGAGTCAGGTCGAGTAGCAGACGGGATAGACATTTCATAACTGTTAGAGGTAGAGTCTTTAGTATCGGTCACCTTAACAGTAACGCCAGAACCACCTTCTTCACCTACAACCACAACGTCACTAGAACCTAGTGCAGCTGCCGCACGTCGAATAGAAGACAATTGATCTTCAGTAATGTCCAGTTCAATCTCGCAAGCAGGCATAGTAATGTCTTTTTGCGGAGTAGTTAGGATAGAAGCATCAGAGAAGAAGTAGTTTACAGACTGACCACCCTCGCTAATCTTAACAGTCTTACCATCATCGCCAAACTCGAGGTCTGGGTCTTCAAACATACCTACAACCGAAAGGAATTCATTCAGGTCATAGATACCAAAATCCTGAGGGAAAGATTCAGCAACATTGGCTGTCGCTAGAATATTCTTTGCTTCAGAAATAGTTTTGATTACGTTACCAGCCTTTACAACGATATTGGGATTAATCGTTGAGAAGTTCTTTAGCATCGCAACCGTTTCATTCGAGATTTTCATGTTGTTCTCCATAGTTAAAGTTGGCAATATTATACCTTATTTCTCGCCATTAGTAAAGTGTTTTTTTGCTACTTCATCCCATTCAAGGGGAGTAACAGAATCGATAGAAGCAGGAGAGATACCAGACTCAACAGGTTTACTTGCGAGTGGTACTTCATTTGCTGGGGATGCGTTGAGGGTTTGTTCAACTCTGTCGTGCTCATAAAGGGCAAGCAAGCCATAGTGTATAACCTTCAACAGGTCTTTGCGGTGGTCAGAACGACTACCTTTTTGACCATATCGGTTTGAGTATTTATCCACGTTTCCGAGGAAGAAACCCATACCACGCCCACGATCAACAATGACCTCAGACGTTTGAATCTTATCGCCACCATAGTGTTGACTATAGGTGGCGTCGACATATTCTTTTATTTCAGAGAGAAGTTCGCCCTCTCTAAATTTATAATTGATCATTTAATCTCCTAGAAAGCAGGTTCGTCATTATCAATAGCATCTAACACATCACCTAGATTTACTTCAGGGGCGACCTCATTAGAGTCAATTTTACTGTATAAGTCTAAGAAGGCAGACTTTGTATCTTCATCAAAACGGTTTACACATAACTCAATAGATCTAGCACGGTCATTAAAGATAGAAAACGTTTGAGCAATGTGACATAGGCGACGAGTAGAAATAATATCTTCAACACCACCATCAGCATAAGTCTTGCGAATAATCTCAGACCAAGTAGTTAGCTTATCAGCAAAGTCAGTATCAACCGCACCAAACTTATCCATATGGTTCAGTAGGATCTTTTTCTCTATTGCGAGAGAAGGGTAAGGTTGCTCAACAGTAATACTGAATCGCTCCAGGAATGCTTCATCAATAATCGTAGCAGCAACAAACCTGCCATCTTCCGAACCTTGACCTTTGGTGTTAGCAGTAGCAATCACGTTGAATCCAGGAGCAGGAGTAATCATCTCACCAGTTTTCTTAATCATAACTGGCTTACCCTCAAGAACACCCTGAAGAGCCATCAAACGATTAGAAGAACGATCAACTTCATCGATCAGAAGTATCGCACCAGCTTCCATCGCTTTGATAACTGGACCCTTTTGGAAAACTGTCTCACCGTTGATCAAACGGAAACCACCGATTAGATCATCCTCATCAGTCTCAGGAGTAATCTGAACACGGACATACTCACGCTTAGATTTAGCGCACGCTTGCTCGACCATCATTGTTTTACCATTACCAGATAGACCAGTAATAAAGGTTGGGTAGAACATACCCGAATCAATAATAGTTTTAATGTCTTTGAAGTTACCCCAGCTGACATAAGTAGAGTCAGCAGAAGGAACATAGACTTCATTGTTAGTAACAGATTGTACAGCAGTCATTAAAGGTTTTCTCTCAGCTGGAGCATTAGAAGTTTGCTCAGCATTAACATTACGGAAAGGAAGGATCTGAGCTTCCAAATTCCAAACACCACGTGAAATTTTATTATCGGCAATCATCACCTCACGGTAGACTCTACCTTTTGCAACGCCAGTAGCATCGCAGGCATCATATATATCTTTGTTACGGAAGTGGCTTCGGTCAGGAAAACGTTTAGCCAACTCACTGTAAAGTGGAGCAAAAGCATATGTACTCATAATATAATCTCTCTCTAATCAATTAACTCATTCAATACACATATTATACTACATTTAAACCCAAAAGTAAAGGGTTTTTTAAACTTTTTTGATCTTTTTTTAAGCGACCATCTCAGCAAACTTACTAGCAAGAACACGGTTGCCTTTCTTAGACTTAGCAAACTTCTTAAACTCACGAGTCAGCGCACCTTTAGAATCATCTTTAGGGGCAAAGTCCGTAGTAGCAGTATCCAACTTTGTAGTTCTCAGGAAGAAGTATCTATCGAAACCTAACTGGTCATCAACAGATACACCGCCTTTTCTCCAGTCAGTAAGGACAGGTCTGATCTCTTGCTCAGTGTCATAACCTTTACCCTCGGAGCGATACAAACGATATCTAACATCATTGGCTCGGTTAGTTAGGAAGTAACAAACCGTATTACAGCCAGTATGTTTTTTCAACGACTCAACCAGAGTTTGAGTACCAGCATAGTTAGTCTTACAATTGATACGCTCGCCACCTACAGTGAACACCATTCGATTAGAGTTAAAGTAGCCATCGTTCATATCGTGAACTTGCGCATAGTCATAACGAATAGTGTTAGTATCACCATCACTCAGCAGAGTAAAGTTTACTTTGTCAAGACCATAAGTATCACGGAAGTCAGGAATCAAAGTATGCATAGCAATCAATGCCTGATTCAGAGGAGTACCACCCATCATTTCATGCGTAGACTCATGGAAGTTATAGATTTGATAACAAGCAGTTTCAAAGTCTTTCTTGCTCATCTCATTAGAAAGTAACTCAAACAGAGACATAGATTCCCAATCAATAACGTGTTTAAAGTTACGCTCTTTAAGACCATTAGAAGTAAACCCATAAACACGGAAAGGGATATTCACTTTACGACAAAAGTGTGCGATATTGATAGCTTGTTTCTTTACATTAGCAATACAATCATCCATAGAGCCAGAGTAGTCAACCAACATTACCAGACCATGATTCTTAGCATCAGCCAGCTTGGTAGTTCTAGCGAAGATATCTTCGTTGTATTTGTAAGAGTATAGTTTAGTAACATCAATAGAACCAGTCTTAGAAGTTCTAGATCTTGAATAGCGATATGCAGCTTTCTTCATCTCAAACTCACGAGCCATAGTATTAACTACAGACTTGGTCTCAGCCAAGAACTCATCATAAGATTGGGTCACGTATCTACGCTGATACCAATGAGTGTTTTCATCAGACCTTTCATTAATAAGAGTTTTGTAATCAGCAACAAGACTCTTGGCTTCCTTTAAAGTTAGGGAGCGAACAACTACAGGGGAACTATCACCATCATGGCTTTCTAGAAGATCAGACTCTTTAGAACGGAACGCTTCATCAGTCTCAACGATTTCGTTACCAGCACCAGCATTGCTAGAGAATCCTTCCTCAATATCTTTACTTACATCTTCCTCGCTATCTTCAGTATCCTCTCCTTCGATTTCTTCGACAACGTCTTGTTGTTCGCTGTCCATTTCACTATCTTTACTCTCAGGAATGCCAGATTGATTGTCAGTTGAAGGTGAATCCTCTGTACTTTTTTCCATACTTTCTTCATCGTTATCCCCCTCAGGATTTTCATTTTGATTTTGAGCTTGATCCTGTTGTTTCTCAACACCTACATAGTCAAGTAAAGATCTAGCAGCATCAACAACTTCTTCCCACGTTTCAGCAGAGAAACATTTCTTTACTACAGGAAGTTCGTCTTTATCAAATGTAATATCTACTAGTTGGTTCAGTTTGGCTTTAATATTGATACGGTCGGGCAAACCATAGGAAGAATATTCCCTATCCTGAGTACCAAAGAAGTTTTCGTCAAACAAAACTTGATAACCACCTTGAAACGACTTAACTAATCCTGGATACTTACTACGGATCATTCGCTCAATGCGGATATCTTCAATAATGTTAAGGAATGAACGAGGAATACCCTCGACATCTATTTCGGAATCATGCCAACCCTCTCTAGGAGTAAACAAAGCATGACCGACCTCATGACCGATAAGCAGGTCTTGAACATCAGCACCTTTGTCTTTCCATAGGGGAAGATTTAGAACACGGTTAATAACATCAAACGATGCGGTCTGGTAGTTACCCTCACGCACCTCAATGTTTTCATTAGCAAGCAATCTAGCTAGGGTAGATTTAACTGTCATATAGAATACCTCTCAATCAATACATGTATTATACTATAAGTAATTGAGAAAGTAAAGGGTTTTTTTGAATTATTTTAAATTATTTTATCTTACTGAAGTTTCTTTCCTTAGTAAACTCTATCTTAGATCTAAACTTGCCGTCTAGAACATCACCTTTGTGAGATATGATAAACGTATTAGTTCCTTCCTCTAGAGTCTCAAGGATCTTGAGTAGATTCTCGATACCATCATTATCTAGAGAAGAGTCAAACGTTTCGTCTAGGATCAATAAGTTAGAAGAAGCACTATTCTTCATACGAGCAATTTGACGCCATGTAAACAATAATGCCAAATCAATACGTTGTTTCTCACCCTCACTGAACGAGGCATAGTTAAACGAGTCACGGAAACGGGATTTGATAGTCTCAGTGAAACTCTCATCAAGGTTGAAAGAAACATAGAAGTCCATAACCTGCAGGTAATGATTGATGAGTTTATTCATTACAGGCAGATACTGCTTGATAACCTTAGTTTTGATACCGCTATCCTTTAGCATTTCGCCCACAGCTTCTTGATAGGTTTTCTGCTCAGATAGTTCTAGCTTTCTCTCGGTTAATGAATCACGCTCTTCGCTTAGTCGAGTCAGCTTAGAGTTAGCTTCCCCAAGATCTCCCTCTTTAGAGGTAAGTTTAGTGATGTCTTTTTCTAAAGCAGTTATCTGTTTCTGTAGACGAGAAATCTCTTTATTGTTAAGTGTCAACTCAGAAGTATCTTCACGAACCTTTTCAGATATAGAATCTAACTCCAATATGTTAGTTTCTACTGCGGCAGATTGTGAAGAAGCATCAATAACCGCCTTGTTTAATTCTCTGGCTTTTTCATGAGCAGTCTCTAGTTTATCCTGCCTTAGTTCTTCAGCGATATCTTGTTCGCAGGTAGGGCATTGCTCGTTGTTTTCATAGAACTTGGCATCCTTAACTACAGACTTTATCTGCTGCTCGAACTGAGCCTTATACTTGAGCAAACTTTGTTTCTTACTCTGAGCATTAGATATATTTTCTTTCAATCCA